TCCAGCAGTTCGTGAAGCAGTTGCGCGAGAAGCCGCACCTGCAGGACCTGTATGGCCTGGTCCAGGCCAGCACCTACGACAACGAGGCGAACCTGCCGGACGACTACATCGATTCTCTGATGGAGTCGTACCCGCCGCAACTGATCGCGGCGTACCTGCGCGGCCAGTTCGTCAACCTGACGTCGGGCACCATCTACACCGCCTACGATCGCACTCTCAACGCCTCGCAGGAGGCTGTACAGCCAGGCGAGCCGATATTCGTGGGTATGGACTTCAACGTCGGCAAGATGGCCGCCGTGGTGCACGTGAAGCGCTTGGGACTGCCGCACGCGGTCGACGAGATCGTCAACGGGTACGACACCCCGGACATGATCCGCCAGATCAAGGAGCGGTTCTGGCTGTACGCCGACGGCGAATATCGGCCTACCCGCCAGATCAGGATCTACCCCGACGCCTCCGGCGACTCTCGCAAGTCGGTACGGGCCAGCGAGACCGATATCGCGCTGCTCAAGCAGGCCGGCTTCGTCGTATCGGCTCCGGCCGCCAACCCGCCGGTCAAGGACCGGATCAACTCCATGAACGCCATGTTCTGCAACGCCAAGGGCGAGCGGCGGTATCGGGTCAATCCCGACCGCTGCCCGACCTACGCCGATGCCCTCGAGCAGCAGGTGTGGGGCACCAACGGTGAGCCGGACAAGTCCGCCGACATCGATCACCCCAACGATGCTGCGGGCTACTTCATTCACAAGGAATTCCCGGTCGAGCGACCTGCGGCCGTTGTTACCACCCTGAGGTTCTGACCATGAGCGATTCCGTTTGCCAGTGCTGCGCTGCTGTCGAGGAGATGCGCGAGCACTGGAAGCTGATCGATTGCATCAAGGGCGGCACCTCGGCCATGCGCGAGGCGGGGGAGGCGTACCTGCCCAAGCGGCAGCTCGAGACGAGGGAGGACTATGAAGCGCGGCTGAAGCTGGCGACGCTGCACCCCGCGTTCGAGGAAACGGTCGGCGCCATGGTGGGGCGAGTGTTTGCGAAGCCGGTCGTGATCGGCGATGACGTGCAGCAGGAGATCGCCGACCTGCTGACCGACGTGGATACGGAGGGACGTGACCTGCAAGTGTTCGCCCAAGACTGGTTCCGCGGCGGGCTGGAGTATGGCCTGAAGTTCGCCCTGGTCGAGATACCGCAACGGCCAGAGGATCTGCCGAACACACGACAGGCCGAGCAACAGGCCGGCTTCAGGCCCTACGGGGTGCTGATCGAGCCTGGCCAGGTGCTGGGATGGAAGACCGGCAAGGTTGCTGGTGTCGACAGCCTGACCCAGTTCCGCTTCCGGACGTGCCGGGTTGAGGAGGTGGACGAGTTCACCAACGAATCCGTTGAGCAGATCCGCGTCATCGAGCCCCGCCGGCATCGCGTGTTCGAGGAGGGCAAGGATGGATGGGAGATGGTGTCGGACACGCCGAACACGCTCGGCTTCATTCCCTTGGTGCCGTATTACACCGCGCGCACTGGATTCCTCACGGCGAAGCCACCGCTGCTCGAGCTCGCCCACCTGGTGGCGAAGCACTGGTGGCTCCAGTCCTCTCTGGACAGTCTGGTTGATGTCGCCTGCGTGCCGATCCTGGTGATGACTGGCGTAGACTCCGGCGACGAGCTGGCCATCGGCGCGCGCTCCGCGGTGAAGTTGCCTCGGGAAGCCGACATGAAGTACGTCGAGCACACCGGCGCCGCCATCAAGACCGCGCGGGAACAGCTTGACTCACTGCAAGAGGAGATGAGGCAGGCCGGTGCGAAGCTGGTGGAGAAGTCCACCCAGGTCATGACGGCGAAGCAGTCTGGCGAGGAATCGGCTAAGGAGACCAGCAAACTGGCGATGATGTGCCAGGGCCTGCAGGACAGCCTGGTGCTGTTCCTATCGTACTTCTCCCTCGCACTGAACAACCGCGCCGAGGGCGGCACCGTGCAGCTCCAGCCGAATCTCGACCCGGATTATGCTCCGGCCGAGACCATGGGTGTGCTGCAGCGCATGCGTGACGGCGGCTCGTTGTCAGACCAGACCCTGTTCAACGAGGCCCAGCGCCGCGGCATGCTTGCCGAGGACCTGGACTGGGAGTCGGAGCAGGAGCGGATCCGCAACCAGGAGCCTGCGATATGACTCGCTTGGAGGTGCTGCTGGCGGAGCTGTATACCGACCATGGTATCGACCTGATCAGGGCCACGGCGGGTATGTCGAAGGAAGTCGAGGAGAAGATCACCGAACTCGCCGAGGAGTTGGTGAAGCTGCTGCAGGGCCGTCGGTTGCCGCTGAAGAACGTAAAGGAGGTCAACGCGATCCTCGACGAGGCGGCCAAGGCAATCAAGGCGCAGTACACCGAGATCGCTGCGGCACATGATGCCAACCTGCGGCAACTCGCGGTCATCGAAGGAGGCTTCGCGTCGAGCTCAGTCAACAGTCTGGTGAGCCGGCCAATCATGCTCGGCGTCGGCAAGAACCGACTCAGCGCCGTGGTTGCGAATACGCTCATCGAGGGCGCGCCTACCAAGCAATGGTGGCTCAAGCAGGCTGCGGATGTGTCGTTCCGGTTCGCGGGTGTGGTGCGCAATGGCTTCGTGAACGGCGAGACCACGGAACAGATGGTCACCCAGATCGTCGGCCGCCGGGCTCGGGGCGACCAACCGCCGGTGAAGGGCTTCATGGATGTCAGCAAGCGCGCGGCTCGGACCTTGGTCCACAACAGCGCCCAAGCGGTGGCCAATGGCGCCAGGATGGAGGTCTACAAGGCCAATTCTGGCGAGAATGGACCGGTGAAAGGGTATCGCCAGCTCAGCACCTTGGACTCGCACACCACGGAAATCTGCATGGTCTACGACCAGAAGACATGGGATCTGCAGTTCAGGCCTGTGGGGCACTCGTTGCCGTACAAGCAAGGTTGCCCGCGGCACTGGGGGTGTCGCAGTACCACTCTGCCTTGGCTCAAGACGATGCGTGAGCTGGGTATCGACGTCGACGAGGTGAAGAGCACCCGGGCGTCGATGGACGGCCAGGTGCCGGCCAGTCTGAACTTCGAGACATGGCTCAAGGGTAAGTCAAAGGCCTTCCAGGACGAGAAGCTGGGGCCCGGCCGCGCCGACCTCTGGCGCCGAGGCGTCATCACCTTGAGCGACCTGTTGGACCAGCGGGGCAACCCGCTGAGCCTGGCGCAACTCAAGTCGCTGTACGCGCCCGACTGATCTGATCACCAATTCGTGTAGGCCCCGGCAATGTCCGGGGCTTTTTTATGCCTGCGTTTCGGATGGAGCGGGGCGCCTTCCGGGCCGGATGGCCCATCGCAATGGCCGGATGGCCGGAGAAAGACGAGATGAAACTGAAGACTGTCGAAGTCGATGGCAAGCAATACGCCGAGGTCCAGGATGGCAAGCCGGTCTACGTGGAAGATGACGGTAAGGAGATCGCTTTCGATGCGGTCGGTACCCGAGCCACCATCACCCGCTTGAACGGAGAGGCCAAGCAGCACCGCGAGCGGGCGGAGAAGGCCGAGAAGATCGCAAAAGACTTCGAAGGCATCGAGGACCCGGCCGCAGCGCGCAAAGCCCTGGAAACCGTCGCCAATCTCGACGCGAAGAAGCTGGTGGATGCCGGCGAGATCGAGAAGGTAAAGGCTGAAATCGGCAAGGCTTACGACTCCAAGCTGACCGAGGCCACCACGCGCGCGGAGCAGTTGGAGCAGCAGCTCTACGCCGAGAAGATCGGCGGCAGCTTCTCCCGCTCGAAGTTCGTGGCCGACCGCCTGGCTGTTCCGGCCGACATGGTGCAGTCCGTGTTCGGCAAGCACCTGAAAATCGAGGACGGCAATGTCGTGGCCTACGACGCCCACGGCAACAAGCTGTACAGCAAGGCCCGTCCCGGCGAGGCCGCCGACTTCGATGAAGCGCTGGAGATTCTCGTCGACCAGTACCCCTACCGCGACCAGATCCTGAAGGGCTCTGGCCACTCTGGCGGCGGAACGCCCCCGGGCGGCAAGCCCTCCGGCAGCACGGCCAAGTCGCTCGCCGACTGCAAGACCGAGGCCGAGAAGGTCGCCTACCTCGAAACGATCAAGTAAGGAGGCCACATGCCTTTTGATCTCGCTGTATTCAACAAGCAGACCTACACGGCTCTGACCGAAACCGTCGCCCAGGCGATCGACAAATTCAACCAGGCATCCGCCGGCACCATCGTTCTGCAGAACGCGCCGGCGCAGGGCGACTTCGACATCAAGGCCAGCTTCAAGCTGATCGCCAATCTGGTGCGCCGCCGCAACGTCTACGGCAACGGCGACGTGGCTGCGACTCGTCTGACGCAGTTGCTCAACGCCGCGGTGAAGGTCGCCGCCGGCACGCCACCGATCGAGTATGAAGCGGCCCAGTACAACTGGGTGTTGCAGAACCCGGCGTTGGCGGCCCTGACCATCGGTGAGCAACTGGGTAAAGCACGGGTCGCGGACATGCTGAACACCGCCATCCGCGGCGCGGTGGCTGCAATCAGCGGTCACTCCGACGCGACCCATGGCAGCGCCACCGAGACCGCAACCTTCCGCACCCTGAACAAGGCGGCGTTCAAGTTCGGTGACCGCGCCAACGCCATCGCGGCCTGGGTGTTCCATTCCAGCGTGGTCAGCGATCTCTACGACAACGCTCTTGCGAACGCCGAGAACCTGTTCACCTACGACGGCGTGAACGTGATGCGCGACCCGTTCGGCCGTCTGTTCGTGGTGACCGACGCCGACTCGCTGATCGTGCCGGCTGGCGCCGACCCCGAGGCCAACCCAGCTTCGTTCCGTTCGCTGGGCCTGGTGCAGAGCTCGGTGCTGGTGACTGGCAACAACGACTTCGACGCTGTTCTGAACCGCACTACCGGCAAGGAGAACCTGGGTTCGGTCTACCAGGCCGAATGGAGCTACAACCTGGGCGTGCTCGGTTACACCTGGAAGACCGGTACGGGCGGCGCTTCGCCGAACGATACCGCGATCGGCACCGCGGCGAACTGGGAGCGCACCGCCACCAGCGTCAAAGACACCGCCGGCGTTCTGGTGCTGAGCAAGTAGCCGCAGAGGGGCCGCCAGGCCCCCTTTTCATGAGGTGGACAATGACCAAGAAGATTCTGTGGTTCGTAGCTGGCCCGGCGACCTCGGACCAGATGGAGTTCGCCCAGCGCAATGGGCTGACGATTCGGGATCCGCTCGCCTATCGCCAGGGTGACTTCCTCGAACAGGCCGATGCGGTGGCCGGCGAGGTGCCGCGGGCATACTCGGTGGCCTACGACCTGATCGAACTGCAAACCAACGGTGCTGCGAAGGCTCCGGGCATCCATGACGGCGAGCCCACCCTCGACGAAATCAAGGCTGACCTGAAGGCCCTCGGCGTCGCGTTCGATGGGCGTGCAGGCAAGGCTGCGTTGGCGAAACTGCTCGCCGAGGCGAAGGCGGCCCAGGAGCCCTCGCAGTTGAACGACGAGCAGGTGCTGGCGCGTCTCGTTGAACTGGGTGTCGAGGTGCCGGAAGGCGCCACGTCCGATTCGCTGCGCGAGCTCCTGAAGGCGACCGAGGAGAAAGCCAATGGCGGTGGTGACTGAGGGTGACAGCGCCAACAGTTACGTCTCCGTCGACCAGGCTACCGAGTATCACGCTCAGCGCGGCAATGCTGCCTGGGCGTCGGCCTCCAATGACAGCCGCTCCTCGGCACTGATCAGGGCGACCGACTACATCGACCGCAGCTATCAATTCCGAGGCTCGAAGGTCGACTCGGACCAGCCGCTGGAGTTTCCACGCACCGGCCTGGCCTGGCCGAACCGGAAACTGCAGGGCGCAACGTGCGAACTGGCCCTGTTGGCGCTCGACGGGCCGCTGGACACGGTACAGCAGGCCTCCGCCGTGAAATCCGAGACGGTGGGACCCCTCACCACGGTCTACGCCGAACCGGTGAACCAGGGGCAGCCGCGCTACGTTGCAGTGGATCGGCTTCTGGAGGCGCTGACAGTCGGCGGCGGCATGTTCAACGTCAGGGTGTCGAGGATGAGCTGATGGCTGATATCTACGACCGTTCCCGGGCGATGGCCATTCGTATGCTGGCACCGCGGAGCAAGGGCGGTAGGGGGCTTGAGCTACGCCTGACCAAGTTCGAGCAGGGCGAGTACGACCCGGCGACCGGTGGAAGTCCAACCATCGAGCGCCGCTTCGATGGTTCCGGCATGCGCCAGGACTACGATGTGCGGGTTATCGACGGTTCGCTGATCCAACAGGGTGATGTCGAGATCATCATGTCTCCAGTGCAGCTTGGGGGGCAGGACATGCCGGCGCCGAGGAACGGCGACCGTATCGAGTTCGACGGCGAGGCCTTCAAGGTGGTGACTGCGAAAGCCTGGAATTATGCCGGCCTGGGCATCGGCTTCGTCGCGCAAGCGAGGAGGTAGCGCATGGCCCGTGGCTCTCGCATGCGTCAACGCTACTCGGGGCGCCAGGGCAGCTTCGCTGCAGCGGTGGCGCAATTCCGCGACCAAGCCTTGGCTGCCGGCGATGCGATCTACCAGCGGATCATGTTGGACCTGTCGGTCAAGGTGATCGAGAAATCTCCAGTCGGTGACCCGGAGCGGTGGGCCGCGAACGTCGCCTACCGCCAGCGAGCGAGTGCTGTGGCGGACCGCTACGACGAGAACGTTGCGATTCGCAACACCCTGATCAACCTGAATCCGAGCAACTTCACCAGGAACGGGAAGCTTCGTCGAGGCGTGAAGCACGCGAAGCCGCTGACCAAGGCGGAGCGTGACCAGAACTTCGACGTCAACGGGATGGTGGCCGGGCGCGGGTATGTTGGCGGGCGCTTTCGGGCCAACTGGCAGTTCAGCATCGGCACGGCCGCACAGGGGGAGATTGATGACGTCGACCCGACTGGCAGCAAGGCAATTTCTGCAGTGACCGCCGGGGTCCAGCCGCTGAAGCTCGGTGATACCGCCTACCTGGTGAACAACCTGCCGTATGCGGTACCGCTCGAGTACGGGCACTCCAGCCAGGCACCGGCTGGCATGGTCCGGGTGACCATCGCCGAATTCCAGCAGATTGTGGAGGCCGCCGTCAGGGCGAACCAGGTGTAGCTCCACCAGACCAGGGGTCGATATGTCCCATTCTCTTGCTCGCCAAGCTATCGAGGAAAAGCTCAACTCATGGGCAAAAGGGAGGCCTATTCGTGTGGCGTTTCAAGCGTCCAGTTTCACTCCCGAGGTCGGCGAGACATACCTCCGCGGGTATCTACTTCCAAGCGGGACCAGCACCCCTCATTTGGCTGGCGAGGCTCTCGAGTTTCGGGGTGTCTACCAGGTCAGCATCGTCTGCCCATCGGGCCAGTCGCTGGGGATTGCAGAGTCGCTTGTTGATGAGATCACTTCACTGTTTCGCGTTGACTCGCGCCTGTCGCGCGGTGACTTCGAAGGGATTGTTGCCGGACCAGTAGAGCAAGGACCGGCCATCTTCGATGATGCCTCCTACATCGTTCCAGCCAGCTTTGCCTATCGCGGCGCGGCTGACCAATAGCCCGATCGGGCACAACCATCCGCCGCCTGGCGGGCTTTCAAGAGGAAATACTCATGGCCGCACGCTTCCCGCTGCCCAATGGCTCCGTGCTGGAAATTGCATCCACACTGGGGGCCGCCGTTGCTTTCACGGCAATTACCAACGCAAAACCGCCGATTGCCAGCGCTACTGGCCATTCCCTGGAGATGGGGGATGCCGTTCTGATCACCTCCGGCTGGGCCAAGATATCTGACCGAGCCAGCCGCATCGGAGCGGTCACAACTGATACTTTCGCACTGGGTGGGCTGGATACCACCAACACTGATATCTACACCCCAGGTTCCGGTGTTGGTTCGGTGATTCCGGTGGAGTCCTGGGTTCAGATCTCGAAGGTCACCGGATTTTCCTCTTCGGGGGGCGAGCAGCAGTATCTGACCGTTGGCTACCTGGAAGAAGATGATGATCGGCAGCTCCCGACCAATCGGAACCCGCTTTCCCTGGAGATTACGGTCGAAGACCAGCCGTCCGCCGCATATGTCGATGTGGTCGAGAATCTTGGGGAAACGAAAGCACTGACCGTCATCCGGCTGAAGCTGCCGAGTGGTGACCAAATCCTGTATCCCGGCTACGTGAGCATCACCAGTTCGCCGACCATGGAGCGGAATCAGTTGATGACCCGCACTATCAGCATTGGCCTGTCTGGTCGTCCGCTTCGATACCTGGCGGCGTAAGGAGGGGATATGAGCAAAGTCAAGTTTTCCCTGGACCCGAAGCCTACTTTCATTGCTCCAGTACCAATCCCATTGCATGGCGGCGGGAGTGTCGAGGTGAAGTTCACCTTCAAGCACATGCCAAAGGATGATCTCGACGCATTCCTGAAGGGAGTGGGCGAACTGTCTGACCGCGAGGCGATCATGGCCGTCGCGGCAGGCTGGGAACTCGACGACGCGTTCAACGACGAGAACGTACAGCGACTGCTGCAGAACTACCTCGGCGCCGGCCCGACGGTTGTCAGGGTGTACATGGAGCAGATCACCCAGGCCCGCCTGGGAAACTGACCAGCGCGGCGGCAGCGCTGTACAAGACAGAGCCTGATGCGGAAGCCCTTGCTGCGCTGGGGCTCAGGCCTGATGACCTACCGGTGGAAGAGGTGGCCATCTGGCCTGAGAACTGGCGGGCTTTCCTGCTGTTTCGCGACATGTCCACCCAGTGGCGAACAGGCATGAACGGTCCCACTGGACTGGACTACGGCGTCTTACAGGACATCTTACGGCTGCGCGGGGTGCCGCGGGCTCAATGGTCCGAACTGTTCGATGCCGTCCAGACGATGGAAGCCGTCGCGCTGACAAAAATTCATGAAGGGTAAGCGATGGATATTGCAAGCCTTGGCATCGCCGTGCATTCGGAGAGCGCCGACCAGGCGGCTCAGGATCTGGATCGCCTGGTCGGATCCGCCGTCCGAGCTGAAAATGCGGTCGACTCGGTCGGAGAAACCTCTGCCCAAGCATCCGCGCGCATCTCCAACATGGTTCGCGCCTCGCTGGAGGCCAGTGATTACCATCAGAGGCTTGCGAAGGCGGCTACCAGCAGTAGCGCAGCCCTCGAGAAGGCGAATGCCTCGACCATCGACCGGACCAAGTACCAGGAGGAGATCAACGCTCGCGGGCAAGCCATCATCCAGTCGCAGCAGCGCATTGCCGAACAGGCCAAGAAGTCCGCTACTGCAGCCCAGGAGCAATCTACCAGTCTCGATGCCGGCAGCCGGAACCTTGCCAGGTTCAACGATCAGTTGGGTCGGACCGGTCTTACCGCCAGGCAAACCCAGGCCGCTATGCGGGGGCTTCCCGCGCAGATCAGTGATGTCGTCGTCAGCATCCAGGGCGGCCAGTCCCCCATGCAGGTCCTTCTGCAGCAAGGCGCACAGGTTCGCGATATGTTCGGCGGACTTGGCCCAGCGCTGCGGGCGGTTGGTGGTTATGCGCTGAGCTTGATTAACCCCGTTAACGGGTTGGCTGCAGCTGCCGGCACGCTTGGTTTTGCTTTCTACGACGCAGAGAAAAAGGCCGCTGCCTTTAGCAAAGCAATTTTTGCTGGGAATGGCGCAGCAGGCATGACTGGGTCGGCTCTGGCTCAAGTTGCTAAGCAGGCTGCTTCGGTATCCGGATCATTGGCCAGCGCGAATCGAGCTGCTATTGCATTGGCAGCCAGCGGAAAGGTTGGGGCCGGCCAACTTCAGAGCCTCACGGAAACGACCAGCGCAATCGCTCAATTTACCGGGCGGGATATTGAGGATGTGGCGAAGTCCTTGTCAGAGCTGGGGGATGATGCGACTAGGGCAGCGGCACGAGTTAGCGAGCAGTATCGGCTGCTGAGTTACGAGCAATATCAGGCGATCAAGGCGATCGATGAGCAAGGCGACCATCAGCAGGCTGTCGATCAACTGAACGAGGATCTGCATCGTAACGCTCAGGAGAGGCTGAAACAGTATCGCGAGTCTCTGTCTGGTGTTGAGCAGGGATGGGACGCAGTTAAAACGGCGATCGGTAATGCCTACGCTGCAATCCGTGCTGACTTGTTTCCAACCCTCAATGAGCAAATACAGACGCTCCAACGGACATTGGATCAACGGCAAAACGCTCCGTTTCTGTCGAATGCTTTGCGTGGCGCACTAACTGGCGCCGCAACTGGCTTGCCTGGCGTGGCCGCTACCGGAGCACTATTTCAGTCCTTTCGGGATCAGTTCAGCTCCACAGAGGCATTGAAGGAGCAGAACAGCCTCTTGCTCGTCCGAAAAGACTTGTCCGAGCAGAATGCCAAGTCGGAGGCTGAGCTGGGCGAGGCTGACCAGCAGCTCATCGCCATTGAGAAAGAACTGGGCGACCAGTTAGGCGACGTCTCCCCGGCGGCCAAGCGAGCGAAAGCAATTGATGAGCTGACCAAGAGGTACGTCGCCGGCTACCGCGCGGCCGAGAAGATGATCTCGGCAGGCAAGTTGAGCGCGCTTCCCGACTGGCTCAAGGGTGTGAATATTGTCGGTGATAGCGTATCAGGCGGAACCTTCGACAAGCTGGTGGCTGGCATCAATCAGCGGTTCAAGGACCCGAAGGCGGCCAGGTCTTCTCAATTTCGTGATGATGCTGCTACCCAGTACCTGTTGCGTCTGCGCGAGCAGCAGGGAGCCCTGGAGCAGCAACTTGGTACCAGCGAGAAACTGTCCGTTTCGCAGCGTGAGATGGCGAAGTGGGAGCAGCAGATTGCGGACCTGAAGGTGAAAGCTGTCCTGACTGCCGATCAAAAGTCTCTCTTGGCTAGGGAGGCGGAGGTTCGCGCGCAGCTTCAGAAGAACGTGGCGCTCGAGGCCGAGGCGAGGAAGAAGGAGGAAATCGCCAGGATCGACGCGTACCGCGCAAACCTTGAGGGGCGCCTGCGTTCAGTGCAGCAGGGGTACGAACTGCAGATCGCTGGCCTTGGTGCGGGCGATGAAGAGCGCCGGCGCATTCAGGACCGTTTAAAGCTGGAGCAGGACTACCAGAGCCAGAGCGCCAAGCTGCAGGAACAACGCAACCGCGGCGAAACCAACGGCGGCATCAGCCAGAGCCAGTACGAAAAGGAACTCGCTGCTCTGGACGATTATCACCGTAAGGCGCTGGCCAAGCAGAACGACTACTTCCATCAAGTCGATGAGACTCAGAAGGATTGGTCATTGGGAGCCAGATCGGCGTTCAAGACCTATCTGGAGAGTGCTCGGGACGTGGCGGGCCAAACCAAGAACCTGTTCACCAGCGTCTTCAGCAGCATGGAGGATGCAGTCGCGGCCTTCGCCACGACCGGCAAGTTGTCGTTCTCCGACTTCGCCAAGAGTGTGCTGGCCGACATGGCGCGGATTGCAACGCGCGCCGCTGCCTCGCAGGCCCTTTCGTCCCTCTTCGGCGGATTCTTCGGCGGTGGTAACGCTGCCGCGCAGTCTGGTGTCGACAATCTGGTGAGCAACAGCGGGCTGTTCGCCAACGGTGGTGCGTTCGCCGGCGGGGTGCAGATGTTCGCCACTGGCGGGGCCTTCACCAACAGCGTGGTCAGCACGCCAACCGCGTTCGGCATGAGCGGCGGCGGCATGGGTGTGATGGGCGAAGCGGGGCCAGAGGCAGTGATGCCGCTGACCAGAACCTCGTCCGGCGCCCTCGGTGTGCGCGCTATGGGCGGTGGTGGTTCGCAGATCAACGTCGAGGTGAACATTGCCTCGGATGGTTCGGCCAACGTCTCCAGCAGCCAGCCTGGCCTGGACCAGTTCGGTCGCGACATCGGGACGTTCGTCGAGCAGAAATACCGACAACTCCTGGCGCGTGATCTGCGGCGTGACGGTGCGATCGGCCGGGCCATCAACGGGTAGAGCACATGGCAATCGAAATCTTCACTTGGGCCACCGAGAGCGGTGGCGAGGGCGACATAACCTTCGCCACCAGGTCCGCGCAATTCGGTGACGGCTACAAGCAGTTGGTGAGCGAAGGTCTGAACAGCAAGTCCCAGAGCTGGCCTGTGTCCATCACCGGGCCGGCGGCGACCATAAAGGCCGCGATGGACTTCCTGGACCGCCACACAGGAGCGCGGGCGTTCCTCTGGACGCCGCCCCTGGGCGGCCTGGGCCTCTACACCTGTGCGGGCTACCGGCCCGTCAACCTCGGCGGCCGGGTCTACCGGCTGACCGCGACCTTTGAACAGGCATTCCATCCATGACACTGATCACCGATATCCAGAAGCTGGAGCCCGGCGGCGAGGTCGTGCTGTTCGAACTCGACGGCAGCGACTTCGGCGCCGACGTGGTCCGGTTCCACGGACACGCTATCCCGCACAGCCCGCAGGAACTGGCCGCCGCCGGTGCCAACGCCGACCAGTTACCGGCGAAACCGATCTGGTGGCAGGGCCACGAATACGCGGCCTGGCCGGTGCAGATCGAGGGCATCGAGGCGAACAGCGATGGTACTGCGGCGCGGCCGAGCTTCACCGCCGGCAACGTCAATGGCCGGATTACGGCGCTCTGCCTGGCGTTCGAGGACCTGCTCCAGTTCCGCCTCACCATCCGGACGACGCTGGCGAAGTATCTGGACGCGGCGAACTTCCCTGGCGGCAATCCCGACGCTGATCCCTCCCAGGAGATCGTCGAGATCTGGTACTTGGACCAGAAAACCAACGAGGACGGCCAGTACGTCGCTTGGGAACTGGCCTCGCCAGGTGACGTTGGCGGCGAGCAGGTCGGCCGGCAGATGACCACCCTGTGCCACTGGGCGATGACGGGCGGGTACCGCGGGCCCGACTGCGGCTACACCGGCCCGTACTTCGACATCGACGGCAACCCCACCGATGACCCAGCCCGGGACGAGTGTGATGGCTGCCTGGGCACCGGTTGCATCCCGCGCTTCGGTGAAGGCAACCAACTGCCCTTCGGCGGCTTCCCTGCCGTCTCGATCATCGCCAGGAGCTGACCATGCTCAAGCACATCCTGTCTGCCGTGCAGAAGCAGGCTGCGGCAGAGTATCCGCGCGAGTGCTGCGGACTGATCATCCGTTCTGGCCGGAGCCAGCGATACGTTCCCTGCGAAAACACCGCTACCGACGCCGGCGAGGAGTTCCGCATCGCGCCGGAGGCGTATGCAGAGGCAGAGGACCAGGGAGAGATCGTCGCCGTGGTGCACAGCCACCCCGACGCCACCAGCCGACCAAGTGCCGCAGACGTCGCTATGTGCAACGCATCGGGTCTGACTTGGCACATCCTGAGCTGGCCGGAGGGCGACCTGCGTACCATCGAGCCCGTCGATCAGGTGCCGCTGCTCGGGCGCGCGTTCGTGCATGGGGTGCAGGACTGCTGGCAGGTCTGCGCCGACTGGTACCAGAGGGAGTGGGGCATCGAGTTCCCGCACTTCGAGCGTGCCGATGGCTGGTGGGAGCGGGCAGACGGTCCAAGCCTCTACGAGCAGCGGTTCGAGGCTGCTGGCTTCATCCGGGTGGACCGGCCGCAGCGCGGCGACATGATCGTGATGGCGGTGGGACGTACCGCGCACCCGAACCACGCCGGGATCTACCTGGCGGACGATCCATCACTACCTGGCGAGGATATGCAACACTTCGGCGCCGGGCCGTTCCTGTTGCACCACCTGTACGGCAAGCCCAGCGAAATCATCGTGTTCGGTGGGCCGTGGCTCGACCGGATGCGCTTGGTGCTGCGGCACTGGCACGCGAAATGAAGCGGCTGTGCCGCGGGAGGAGAGTATGCAGCAGCGCTATTTGCTAACCATCCATGACCTTTTTACGGTGCGCGATGGCGTGCGGTGCGGCGGCGAGGCGTTCGTGGCAATCCTCGACGATCAGGATGAAATCGACCGATTGAGATTCGCCGGCATGACGAGTCCAGGTAGCGCTGGGTATCGTCGTAGCTATTCCGGGAAGCCTGGGCTCACCGCACGACTGGTTTCTGGTCCAGGGCGTATCACCTTTGAAGCGATCAGCTCGGCGGCGTGAGTCCGCCGACAAAGTTGTCAGTGCCCACCTCGTGCGAGCCGTATTCGACGCCGAAGCCTTCGCCGTGCAGTAACGCCTCAGCGTCCACTGCTTCCTTGGACGCATAAATATCCATGAATCTCCAAGGTGCGCTCTGGGCAACCGCCCAGCCTGGAACCCAGCCGGGATTGCTCGGGTCTTTAGGCAGATTGTGGACGAGACTTCTAATGATCATGTGATCTCCATTGTCAGGTGAATACCTTCCGGTGTCTTACGGCAGGGCACGCAGTACGTGTCCTATCTCATAGTCGCCCAGGTTCACCACCCAGCTTCCTTCCAATGGAGCCAGATAGCCGAGCCTGGTGCCGTCAGGGGCAAAGAGCACAGAGTCAATAATGCTGAAGGGTGGCTGTCCAGGCACCGTCGTTTGTCCAATGCCATCCACGATATAACCAAGCACCTCCGTCGAGGCTCTGCTCTTGAAAATTGCCCACTTCCCAGTTAGATACGACTTTTCGGCCATAAAATGCTCCTTGTAGCTGTGGCAGATATCCATTGCGGCCTCGTGGTCTGTTTTGACGAGGCTGTTCAAGATTACGGGACCTGAGTTTCTGGTGGCACTGTGATTCTATCCAGCCTTGAAACGACTGAGGTAGACCCAGCGGTACGGCAGGATGCGTCTGGTACTGCGTTATCGAGAACGCTCCTTGTCCGCTTGAGTCCAGCTGTGTGCCGGGTTCTCGTGCTGGCGTGGTGATGGTAGAGTCCGTCCCTTTCCAAAGTCGCTGCGGAGAGCAATGGATGCGCATCCTGGGAATTCTTGCGCTGGTGGTTGGGGCCGTGCTGCTCATCAGCGCGCTCGCCATGGACACTACTGTTGGCACCATGTCTGGCGATCGAGTGAACAACATAGGCCTCATTGCTGCCAGAGAACAGAGAACAATCATTGCTGGCATTGCACTCATTATTGGCGTACTGCTTGTAGTGCTTGGAAAAAGGAAGGTGCTTACGCCGACGCCTGCAGTTGCCTTTGACTCTCGGCCATGTCCGTATTGCGCAGAAACTATTAAGTGTGCCGCCGTCAAGTGTCGATTCTGCGGCGCGGACGTGGACGCGACCCCGGCTCCCGAGGGGCCGCCTCCTCTAACTCATGGGTGGACAGTGAATATCGCATGTAAGCCCGGAGAGGAATTTGATGGGCATCTTGCGAAGCTCGAAGAACTTCAGTTGCCAATATTCTCCAGTGCTGAATCGACAATTGTGGTCGGACCATACGCGGAGAAGAAAAAGGCAGACTCGGTTAAAAGAAGGCTTAGTGCAGTCCACTATATGCATGGAAAACTGGACTGGATAGAGAAGAAGTAGATACCCCCGCTGTTTATCGATTTCAGTGCAGAACCGCCTCCGGGCGGTTTTTTATTACCTGGAGAAAAACATGACCATCGCAGCGCACCACACTCCGATGACCACCATCAAGCTCTATGGCGCGCTCCGGCAGTTCGGCCGGGAGTACCGTATGCTCGTCGGGTCGACTGCTGAAGCGATCAAGGCCTTGTGCGTGCAGATTCCAGGCCTCGAGCGCTTCCTCGCCAATGCCCACCTGCGAGGTATGGAGTTCGCTGTATTCCGTGGGAAACGGAACATTTCCCAGGATGAACTGCAGTTCGGGGGCGCCGAGGAAATTCGCATTGCTCCGGTCATGCGTGGCCGGAAGCGTGGCGGGTTGGTGCAGACGATAGTCGGGGCCGCCTTGATAGCTGCTTCCTACGTTTCCCCCGTCATAGCCCCGTATGCGCTGCCAGCAGGGATAGGGATGGTTGCCGGCGGCGTCATCCAAATGCTCAGCCCCCAAGCCAAGGGCCTGAGCCAGTCAGCCGCCCCGGAGAACCTGCCCAGCTACGCCTTCGGCAGCGCCAGAAATACTACCGCCAGCGGGAACCCGGTGCCGATCTGCTACGGGAAGCGCCGTTGGGGCGGGGCGATTATCTCGGCATCGATTTATTCGGAAGACAAAATTTAATTAGGAATGTTTTCTTGCTTGTTTAGAGAGTATCTGTAAGAGAATTTTTTGCCATATATAGAGCTGAAGTCTATTTGATAGTCGAAACTTGTGTTTGGTGGCTGTAATGTTGTGAATATAAGCCTGGGGGTCGTGCACTCTTTGTTGTCGTGGATGTCTACAAGGACGATCTCCTCACCTGTTTTTAGTGAGTCGTTAGGACGAGGCGTTCCGGCAGTTGCGCAATATGGGGGGATTCCTTGTTTGGCTAGTGCGTGTAGAATGTTTCCGTCTATTTCCTTGCCATTCTCGTAGAATGTTATTTTGTCTATATATGCTGGTCCTAGCCCGTTATTGAATATTATCATTTGGTAATTATCTTTAAGGGATAGGTATGAGTTTACTCTTGGTTCGACGCTTATGTAGTTGTGTTCCTTAAGAGTATAGGCTTGATATGCGCTTAGGGTTACGGCAGTTATTGAAGTTATCAGGGCGCACCACTCAATCCAATGTGATCGTGAGGCCTTCTCTTGGTTGCTCATGATTTTCATTCCTTGAAAGTGAAGTTGAATTTCCAATTTATATAGATAAACCCGCTAAGTGAATTTCTACTAGCACTTTAGATAGCCCGCTTATGTGCGGGCTATTTCATGCCCGGAGGAAAGCATGGGCGCAGAAAACCAGCACCTGACCGGCCGCAAGGGCGGCAGTAGCAAGCCGAAACAGCCGGTCGAGGCACCCGACAGCCTGCGCTCGGTCGCGATGGCCAAGATCCTGCTTGCCGTGGGCGAAGGCGAGTTCGCCGGCGTTCCGAGCGAGCGCGATATCTACCTCGACAACACCCCACTGATGGACCCGAGCGGTAACCTGAACTTCCCCAACGTTAAGTGGGAGTGGCGCGCGGGGGCGGTGGACCAGGACTACATCCCTGGCATCCCTGCCGTTGAGAACGAAACCAGCGTCAACGTCGAGTTGCGCAGCGATACGCCCTGGGTGCGCTCGCTGAGCAATACCCAGCTTTCCGCAGTGCGTCTGCGCTTCGCCTGGCCAGCGCTCCAGCAGCAGGACACCAACGGCAACATCGGCGGGTACCGGATCGAATATGCCGTAGATCTGGCCACCGACGGCGGCGCCTATCAGGAGGTGCTGCGCGAGGCCGTCGATGGCAAGACCACCACCCGCTACGAGCGTTCCCGCCGGATCGACCTGCCGGCGGCCACCAATGGCTGGCAGGTGCGCGTCCGCCGCCTGACGCCGAATCAGAACAACAACCGCATCGCCGACACCATGCTGATCGCCGGCTACACCGAGGTGATCGACGCGAAGCTGCGCTACCCGAACACGGCGCTGCTGTACGTCGAGTTCAGCGCAGAGCAGTTCAGCAACATTCCGGCTGTCACAGTCGACTGCCGCGGGCGGAAGGTCCAGGTGCCGAGCAATTATGATCCGGAGACCCGGGCCTACCTCGGCATCTGGGACGGCACGATGAAACAGGCCTGGACCGACAACCCGGTCTGGCACACCTACGACATCGTGACCAACGATCGCTTCGGTGTGGGTAAACGCATCAAGGCCTGGATGGTAGACCGTTGGGAGATGTACCGGATTTCCCAGTATTGCGACCAATTGGTGCCGGACGGGAAGGGCGGCCAGGAGCCGCGACACAACTGCAACCTGAACCTGCAAAGCCGCGCCGGGGCCTGGGAGCTGCTGCGTGACCTCACCGCGATCTACCGTGGTATGGCGTACTGGGCCCAGGGCCAACTGAAGATCCAGGCGGATATCCCGCGCGCCACCGACGTCGATTTCGCCTACACCCGGGCCAATGTCATCGACGGCCGCTTCAGCTACGGCTCGGCCAGTGAGCGCACTCGCTACAGCCGTGCCTTGGTCAGCTACGACAATCCGGCGAACAACTACGACACCGACGTGGCTGTGGCCACCGATAAGCGCCTGCAGCGGCGTTACGGCGACAACCCGGTCGAGGTGGCAGCCATCGGCTGCACCCGCGAGAGTGAGGCCCAGCGGCGCGGAAAATGGGCGATCCTGACCAACAGCCAGGATCGCACGATAACGTTCCGTACCGGGATGGACGGAGCAATTCCGCTGCCGGGATGGGTGATTCCGGTGGCTGACGCGCTGCTGGCTGGACGGGAGATTGGGGGGCGGGTTTCTGCGGTTGCTGGCCGAGTGATCACCTTGGATCGCGATACCCAGGCAAAGGCTGGCGACCGGCTGCTCCTGAACCTGCCCAGCGGTAAGGCTGAGGCGCGAACCGTGCAGTCGGTAACCGGGCGCGCGGTGACCGTGACGACAGCCTACAGCGAGACCCCGCTACCGGAACTGGTCTGGACCCTCGATGCCGACGACCTGGCGGTGCCGCTCTACCGTGTGATGAAAGTCAGCCAGCCGGAGCGGGGTGTCTTCGAGATCACCGCTCTGCAGTATGAGCCCGGGAAGTTCTCGGCGATCGACACTGGTGCCAAGTTGGAGAGCCGGCCGATCAGCGTTATCCCGATCACCACAGTTGCGCCGCCGGCGAGCGTCACGCTGACCTCGCACTACCAGTTCGATCAGGGGTTGGCGGTCAGCACGATGACCATCGCCTGGCCTGTTGTAGAAGGGGCGGTGGCATACGACGTCGAGTGGAAGAAGGACAGCGGCAACTGGATCCGCCTGCCGCGTGCCGGCACCACCAGCGTCGATGTGACCGGCATCTACGCAGGAGGCTATCTGGCGCGGGTGCGCGCGGTGTCGGCGTTCGACATCACGTCGGTCTGGAAGAGCTCGATCCTGACCCAGCTCAGCGGTAAGACCGGCGCGCCGCCGGCGCTGGCGTTCCTGCGTACCACCAGCGGACCGTGGAAGATCGGCCTGGAGTGGGGATTCCCGGCCAGTGGCGCGGCGGACACCGCCTACACCGAGATCCAACAGTCGGTTACCCCGGGCGGCAGCGAGCAGAACGCAACTGCCCTGGGCTTGTTCGCCTACCCGACCGACACCCACACGCTGACCTCGCTGGCGGCCGGCGCTCGCCTGGCCTTCCGCGGGCGGCTGATCGACAGGACCGGCAACGTCGGCCCCTGGTCGGCCTGGGTCGACGGCATAAGCTCGACGGATGCGAGCGAGTACAACGAACTGATCACCAAGGAGTACGTCGAGTCCGCCCTCGGCGAGCAGTTCTTCGAAAACATCGAGCAAATCGGCGGTAACGTCGACCAGTTGATGGAGCAGTACTACGACGCCGGCACGGTATACCAGAAGGGCCAGATCGTTCGATTGAACGGCAGGTTCTATCAAGCCCTCCAGGACGTTCCCGCGGGCAATCCGCCGCCGAACCCCGTTTACTGGGCTGATGTGGGCGAGCTCGTCGAATCGGTCGATGCCCTTGCGTTACGCGTGACTGAGAATGCGGCCGCGATTGAAGAGCTCGACGGTGTTGTTCAGTCCAGTGCCTCCAGCCTGGACGTGCTGCAAGCAGCCGCGCGCCGGGAGCCGGCTACCGGAGAGAAAGCGGATGCACTGAAGGGGTGGGACACCATTGCTCGAGCAGCCACCGAGGTCATCGTGCGCGCGAATGAGATCGAGGCGCAGGCGAAGCGTGTAGAGACCGTCCAGGCGCAAACGAGCGCCAACGGGGCCGCGATTCAGACCACGCAGAGCGTTGTAGCGTCACTGGATCAGGGCGTGAAGGCGATGTACAGCGTGAAGCTCCAGGCCCATGCCAATGGGCAGCAGTACGCCACCGGGTTCCAGCTTGGGTTCGACAGCGGTACGAGCGTGACGACCATGGCGTTCCAGGCTGATCGGTTCCTCTGGTTCAACAGTTCCAGCGGGCAGACCGTGGCGCCGGTCTCGATCGTCGGAGGCCAGATGTTCATCAACAACGCGATGATTCAGG